AAATTTCAGACCATGATCCCCATGTAACAGGACCAAAACCAGATCTTCCATCAGCACTAACTTGACCAGAACTTTGAGTATAAGTTGTATCCTCAATTCTTCTTGCTTCCAACATCACAACATCAGACCAGACATCGGAAGATGGTGTTAGTTGAACACTTCCAGAATAATAATTAACAAGGTATGGAGTAACGTTTTCAACTCTTGATGCATATGGTTGTGATACAGCAACTAATTCATTATAATTTAATGATAAGACTCTATTGCTTCTCTTGATACCATTAGTCAAAGGACTTATGACAAGATCCAATTCTGTAGTATATGGTGCTGGTCTTAGTTCTGAGTTCTTAACATCAATACTATTCTTAATAAGAGTCTTCTTAAGTTGAGTCGTAGTATTGGAGAAATCATCAACAAAGAATCCAGACTTAAATCTATTAAGACCATCTGCATCTTGAATTTGTAGGTTTACAGTATCACTCTCTAAAAGAGATAATGAAGTGTAAAATTCCAAATTCTTGATTCTTCTTTCCAAATTTCTAATATCACGCATTCTATATCTCTTATGCTCAGAAAGATTTAAATTAATTTCTGATACATCGCAAAGATAAGCTGGAACAGATGCTGATGCTATTTCTAAAGCATCATTAATATCATTTGGTAGTTCGGGAGTTTCCGCTGGAATACCTTTAACTAATTGTAAAGTACCATCCTTAGTAAGGAAAATCTTATCCCTTCTTGGAAGATAGAATGAATAATCTATAATAAATGATTGATCTGATGCTAAGATATTTGTTGCAGAGTTTCCATCTTGAGTAAATACTCTTCCTAAAAATTCAAATGGAGACCTAGTGGTTCCAGAGAAATCAGATACTCTTGGCCTTATATCAATTATTTCACATACCTTTGTATTGTTTATTTTTGGTAGACTGCAGTAACTAAAATCACCATATGAATTTACAGTTGTTATGTCACCTACATCAGAAGTTAAGAAGTATGCAGATTCAAATACAACCTTTACCTTCTTAGAAGGTTCTTTATAACCAGATTTTCTTACCAATCTAGAATAATCATATATTGTACTTCTTTGACCATTATCAAAATCAAACTCGTCAGTAATATCAGTAGAACCTAATGTAATACCAGAAACTGTTGCAGTAATTCCAGACTCTTTAAACTTAATAACTTCACCAGAAAGAGGTTCTATGTTGTTTAAAGCTATGTAATTTATAGTACCATCATCAACTTTTCCAATGTAAACACCAACAAATTTGCTAGATTCACCAATAAATTCTTCACCATCCAATAAATCTCCAGTCTTAGCAGTATCACTATTAATGGAGATTAAAGAGAGTCTTGGGAAAATTACATCATTGGCATTAGAAGATTCAAAAACACCATAGATTTTAGTTGCATCGGGAACACCCAAGGAAATTTCTTCATCCTGAACTCTGGTTCCGTAGATATTGCCATAAGTAAGTCCATCATTTAGGGTTGTTGCTCCAACACCAGAAGATGAATACTTAGAAGAATCTAAAGAAAGAATATTTATTTTCTGTTTTGTCTTAACTTTTTCTTTAACATTGATCTTTCTAAGAGTAGCAATTAGTTTTGCAGGACCAAGACCATCTAAACCATTGATTGTTAATGTCTGAGATCCATTTGTAAATACAAACTTATCTGCACTCAAAGCTTCTGTGCTTCCGTCAGTTCTTACTAAGCAATAATTTTCTTCATCATATGGTAAGAATGTTTCACTTCCACTTCCACTATTGATGGAGTTTGAAGAACCATTAGTAATTGTAACATCAAATTCCTTTCTTATTACAAGATTTGCATTAGTCAAATCAACATTAGATACCTTATCTTTAGGGAGAGTAGTATATAATGTATTATCAGTAGAGAATTGATATGATGAACTTAATACTCTAAAGTCAGATGGATTTATTGCTACAGTTGGTAATGCACCATCATTCACTCCAGTTACTGATGTAACAGCATTAAGAACTAATGAGTGTTGAGATACAGTCGCAACCTTCGCATATGATGGATCGGTTGAACCTGGATTTGTATACTGTACAATGTTTCCAACAGTAGTAATACCAGTGAAGAACTTAGTAGCATTTGTACTTGTAACAGTAGAAATTCCACCACTAGCAGGAGTAATATTAACTTCACCAAAAGTAGAGTGAACACTCTGTTTTACGTCAGCATTAAATGTATTAGCAGTTCCAACTGTTCCATATAATGATTTTATATCACTAGATGTATATGAAGTTGTTAATCCAATAATATTTCCTTCTTCAATGCCATTAAATATTAATTGTTCACCTTGTATGAATTTTCCATTGACGTTATATGCGGTCATTGCTGTACCAGCATTAACATCATATCTTAGATAACCAGTAGCTCCACTAGACTTACCTTTAACATGCTGTGGAAGAGTCTTAGTTACTGCAGTATTGGCAGTTATATTAGTATATGTTTGAACATCATATAGAGAAATATCCCATGTATTGACATTAGGATTTACAGCATCATATGATCCAGATTCTAAAGCAAAGTCATAAACTCTTGCCAATCCAATTTCCTTACCTGCTGCAGTTGTAGATGTTACACCAATCCTAGCATCCCTTAGACTAACAGTATAATCAGTTCCTATTCCTATCTTAGGAGATCCATTAACTCTATTCAATCCAAAGCTTGGACCTGTATAGTAATTTAAACTCTGATTCTTTAATACTTTAGATGTTCTTGGTTTCTGAAAATCTAAGAATTGGTTTGTTGGTATATTTACCTCATAACCTTTAACATATGCCTTACCTGGAGAAATCTTATATGTTGCAAGATTCTCTGCTGGAACACTATTATTATATGTTAATTGATCTGAATTGAATATTCCCTTGTTTCCTTTATAGTCATTTAAAGTCTCTTTGGGTTGGACATTAAATGGAATGACATAATAGTCACCAGACTCATCATATGTTCTTCTTGCAAACTCTTCTGATAACTTATTATATTCTGGGTTAATCTTTTGAGAAGCAATGACACCTTCTCTTACTTCCATCAACTCTATAAAGTTGGATGCCTGAGTAGAGTTTACATTCTTCTTAGTTAAAGTTGCTCTTATTTTTAATCTATCTGCACCAGGCGCAGTATAATTATTGAATGAAGATGCATTATCAGTTAAATCTGGATCAATATCTGAATTTATAACTTCTTCTAAAACTTCCAATCCAATTTTATATGTTGGAGTCGTGCTATAAGGTTCTAATATAATAGACTGTTCAGGAATATCTATAAAATATCCTCTTACAAAATAAACACCTTTTGATAAAACACAACCAGATCCATAAGAAGTAGGAACAGTAGAAGTTGTTAGAGCAACTCCTTCCCCTTCTTGAATAACAACATTTTTATTGGTTATTTGCCTTTCAATCAAAAGAGTTTCTGATGGTGCAAATACTGCAGTTTCTCCATCAGTGGAAGGATCCAAATACTCTACAAATAAAGTATATGGTTCACCAGGAAAAGCATTTAAGTTAAGATATGCCTTTATCTTTGCTCTTACACCAGACTTACTTCCAACTACCCTTGCTTCTAATAAGTCATCAATATACTGGGTAACTGCTACACCAGAGTAAGAAACATTAATTCTTACAACAGGATATGCATTATTATATTTTAATCCACCACCAGTTACTGAACTACCATCTTTGAACATATGCTGTCCAAATCGTTCAACTTGGTTTTGTAGAATTGACTGTAAACCAGTTAATTCTCTAGCCTGAACAGGAAATCCAGGTTTAAATAAAACCTTGTAATAGTTGTCAGACGGATTATAATCGTCAAAGTAAGGTGCGACGTTGAGATTAGTTTCCTGTGGCATGATTCTTTAGAATTGCAAAATGACTTTGATATCTTCCTTTTGGTTTAAAGACCTAGTGATAGCAGGTCTGTTATCAACATATATTACATTTCCAGAGTATTTCTTAACTTCTGGATTAGCCACACCGAGAGTAAATGACTGACCAAGGTTATATGTTCTATTATTTATTGAGGTAGTATAACCAGTATATGAAGTATCAATTCCTAAGTTGGTACTTCCACCAAAAATGGTAACAGTTCCACTAGAAGCAGGTGTTGCTGTAAACCTATGCAATTCAAATCCATAAGTAGGATCGGTTTTTAATGAACCGTCACTATTGAATCCAACAAGACTTTTATCTTGCCAGTATTTCAATACTCCAGTAGTTTGATCATATGAGATCACTCTTCCTACAGCAGTAGATCCTAACCCAACTGTTTGGGTGACAAAACTATCTGCATTAAATGTTGTTGTGCTGTATCCAGAACCAACCAATTTTAATGCATAAGCTGCACTAGCTTTATCTAAATTTAATTTTGCAACAGATCCAAAAGCATCAGGATTTTCAACTATACCAACTCTTGCTATTTGGTTGCCAGTTACAAAATCAGGGTTCTCAGTATCATTCTCAATTCTAGAATAAACTAGAACTTTATTTGCACCCAATTCACGATATACATCTGCACCATGTCCACCTTCTGGTGGGATAATAACATTAAAAATAGGAGCAGTACTTCCTGTAGGAACATTACCACTGACTAGATCTACAGTTCCGTATGTATAACCCGATCCACCTTTAGAAACAGTAACTGTATCTATTTTGGAATCATTATTAACAACAACTGTACATTCACCACCAGATCCATCACCAAGAATAGGTACTCTAGTATAAGTTCTATTAGCAGTCCCTAAACCAACTCCCCTATTAACAACAGTAACTATTTTTAATTCACCACTAGTAGATGCATGATTTCTAACCGATGCATCAGCAGTATTAGTATCCCAGTCTGTTGGAACTGGCATAAAATTAGTAGAATCAAATTTTACAATATCACTTGGTTTGATAGTGTACAGATATTTCCAAACATAACCATCACCACTATCACCAGCAGATCTAGGTTCCAAATCAGTAAATGTAGGTTCATCTAGTGAAGGTCTTCCACTTGGATTCTCAGGATCAGTTCCGTTTTGCAGACAAACATAAACTTTAAAATCTTCATTTACAATATAATAATTAGCAGAATATAAATTGGTTGCACCAGATGGTTTAGATGTATTTGTTCTACTAACATCTCCTCTATACATATCATATGTTGTACCAGAAATCCAAGCAGTTTTAGTGACCACTTGTCTGACATCACTAGGAGAAATCTTCTTTAAAGCAACCATCGTATCCCAATAGTCATCCTCTTGTTCAAAACTATCTTTAGGGGCTGGAGGATCCGTGTCCCAAGAAGAAGAATAATTATTTGGATTGGGAAGACCAACAAAAGAATAATATGAATTAGTAGTCGAAGTCACACCAGAAATAAAATTTCTAGCATTCAAAATTCTAAGCTGATCAGTTATAATGGCGGACATTTGGGATTTTTTTAGTTATTTATTCGTTATAATTAGTGGATTTCAATGGAACCACTCTTTCAACAATTGGTGAAGTGGAAATGCCCAATAAACCGTTGTTGTAAGAATTGAAAACTTTATTTTTAGATCTATTATTTATGGAGATTCTTCCCCAAGAATAGTCACCAAATACTTCACTATGACCTAAACCAGTAAGTCCATTATAATTTTGAACGCTTACTGTAACTTTCGCAACGTAAGTTTGTCCTATAGCAACAGCATTTGTCTGAGCAATAGATACAGATGCTACTTCATATATATTATCCAAGAAACTGCTTCCTGAACCAACAACAGCACCAGCACTATTTAATGAAGTAACTCCGTTGCCAATATTAGAATTGGATACCACAAAGTAATATCCTGTCTGTATACCACTTACAGTGATAGCAGTTCCTACAACATCAGAATCTCTGAATAAAGAATCACTAGGAAGTAATAGATCAAATACGATTCCAGTGGTTACACCGACAGTAGTAGTTGATACTCCAGATATTGTACCAAAATCACCAGTATATGAAACTTGGGTTACTTCCTCTACATATCCAGAAGTCTTAGGATCTGCTATTAAAACTACAGGTGGATTGGAAGAAGTATATCCAGTTCCAGCCACAGTTACACTAATAGAAGTAACTATACCAGCAGTGATAGAAGATGTAGCAGATGCTCTCAAACTGGATGCAGTGCTAACAGGATTTCCAATAGTTACTGATGGAACACCAGTATAACCAATACCACCATTTCCGATTACAACAGAACTGATGGTTCCTAGTCCAGAAACTACAGCAGTAGCAGAAGCAGCAACTACAGAATCTTGTGAGATAATTCTTATACTGTTATTTTTAGTCTGATTTTCCTTTGAGTTATCAAAGAATGTTCTAACATTTTCAACAAACGCAACTGTAGAACCAAGACTAAGTGGTTGAATCAAGTTAGTGTTTGGATAGATTAAAGGCTCATATAGTTCTCTATCTTTAGGTACAGGAGTTCCATCAATGAATCTATCTTCAGTCTGTCTAGACCAAGTTACTGGTCTAATATAGGTTTCATTCTCATTTATTCCTGGTCCACCGTAAGTATTTGTGTCAACACTATCAGTGGCATTTATCTTAGTAACCAATCTATCATTTTCCCTATATTGTATTTCATCACCTGTTATCTTAATAACATCACCAACCTTAACTTGCTCCAATATATCAACTTCTCTTACATCGACTGCACCTGTTCCTTGATAGAATAGTAACTTAATCAAATCACCAACTTTAGGTGCTTCAGTAAATTCTATGAAACTTCCTCCATCAAAAATATAACCATCACCAGGAATCTGAAGGATGTCATTGATGAAGACTAATAAAGTATCTTGAACTTTAACAGGAGAACCAATTCTAGATTTTATTGTTTTTTGAACACCATTTAACTTAATAGCAAATGTTCTCTTATTTCCATCAAACAAATTACTAAAGTCATCTAGAACTAAGAAGTCACCTAAAGTCCAACCAGCAAAAGTATTGCTTTCAGTTTTTTCTATTGTAAGTTGGAACTCTTTAAATGATGCACCAAGAGTAGAATCAGTTGGTATTCCAACAGTTCCTCCCACACCTATTGATAAAACTTCTTCTTGACCATAACCAGATCCTTGATTATTGATAACGAAGTCTATAATACTACCTGCCATACCTACAACGATATCTGCAGTAGCCTCTGTTCCTACACCTGCACTTCCAGTATAAACTAATGGAATGTCTGTATATGAAAGAGGAAGATCAAATATAACTTCTGGTGGATTAGTTGAAGTATATCCACTACCTGGATTTGTAATAGCAACACTAACAACATGACCATTGCTAACAGCAGCAGTACCAATAAACTGAATGTTAGGAATACCAGTACTTAAAGTTTTAACTCCAACATTAACTGTAGTTTGGATCCCAGATCTATATCCAGAACCACTATTTCCAATTGCAATAGAACTGATAGTTCCAAGACCAGAAACAATGGCAGTAGCACCAGCAGCAACTAAAGGTTGATATCCCAATCCTTGAGTAGATCCAACTGATATAATAATTCCACCAACTGGTACAGTTGCGGTATTTGGATCAGATGATACTGAGGAAGCAGATCCAGTGAATTGAATACTAGTAATACCTGAGTTTTCGGATAAAGTGTAGTTGCTAATAACATTAACAGGATCACTATACCTAGATGGTCCTTGAGCAATCTGATTTATTAATATAATCGCATTGTCAGAAGATATTCCAGTAACATTTGATCCATTAGATTTTAAAGTAAATTCTGTACTATATCCAGTGAACCCTGATGCTATATCATCAAAGATGAAGTTTTTAGCATATGGCTCGTCAGCAGTACCACTTACTCCAGATCTCATAAATGATCTTCCATTAAAGGTAGAGTGGGTTGCAATTCCAGTCCAATATACATCATCAGGATCTGCTGCAGTTGTACTTATAGGAGTAAGTCCTTTAGGTGCAGTATAGAAGTTAATTTCATTTCCAACGATATTATAGTTTCCATTAATCTTAGTCACCATCGCATCAGCATCATGTGCTGAAAGTTGAGTTCCCATCCAAGGTCTCTTAACTCTTAGCTTGTTAGTAGCACCAAATCCTACCATATCCACTCTCATTATCTCATCATCAATTTGTAGAAGATCTCCACCAAATATGGAAGTTATTCCAGTGATCGTTATATTGTCAATATTATAATCAACATTACCAGCTAAGTTTGTAGTGACAGCACTAGCAACAACTGGAGTTTGAATTACATTATCAAGACTTACCAAAACTTTGCTATTTGCATTTTTAGAAGTAAGAGAATGAGAAGTTCCTATTCCTACAGCAGTAATATCTAAAATAACAGGTTTAGCTTTTAAAGCATCTTCTGCAGTTGCAGCAAATTTTAGATTTGAATCATCAGACTTCACAGCAAATACATTTGATGGAAGTTTATCGGTAGATCCTACACCAGGAATGGTTGTTGTCTTAATACCAATTGCCTGACTTGTACCAGCACCTAAAGTGGCATAGGTTAATGATTCACCAGTTACAAAGTAATGATCTGGTATAAAGACCTTATTATCAGTTAGATTAACAACACTCGATTGAGCACCTAAGAATTGTCTCTTAAATATTGGTAATTGCTTATGCTCAATTTCAAATGCACGTTTTACATCAGTTTCTGTTCCATAATACTCACCTTCACCTGTATCGATAGATGCGTTAGTAAAGCTTATTAAGTTATCACTAACAGAATCATTTACAGTTCCTACTGCGTTCTGCAAGACTCTTACTTGAACATTTGCACTAGCTAAAGGTTTGAATGTAAGTTGTCTGACTCCTGCTCCAGTAATATTTCCTCCAAAGTCACCTAAGTTACCTCCAGTCTGAACAACACCATATTCAGTGATGTACACTTCATTTGCATCATTAACAACTAATATTTCAGATGCTTGATATTGATTATTTGTAGTATCTTCAATACTTACAAAATAGTAAGCACTTCTGTAGGCATCTGAATATTCTGCAACAACTGTCTCTACAGGAGATGTAGAAGAAGCAATAGATGTTTTACTAGAAGCTATTTGACCAGTATTAAATGTATGAGTACCAACTCCAGAAGAAGTGGTATCTGACATTGCTATTCTCAAACTATTAATATGATATCCTGTTGCAGTAGTTACACCTGCATTAGGAGTAAAACTAATATTGACATAATTGCCAGATAAAGTTGCTCCATATGTTCCAATTCCAGCAGAACCTAGAGGACTTGATGGCATGTCAGAACTTACCTGACCATACTCCATAAGTTCAACATTAGTTCCATCATGAACCATAGTTAACTCATCTACTTCATAATATTGATATGCTGAATTAGTTGCAGCTGCGGATACAGTTATCTTTGCGGACCTGTAAGTTTTTGCTATTCCTACGATGTTTACAGCAGTAGTAACTCCCAATCCAACAGTTGAAGTGGCACTACCAACATTAGCAATATCACCAAAATCAGTAGAACCTATACCAGCAACAGTATCAGCAATATTATAAGTTAATGTAGTTACAAAATAATCATTTGCTCTATACTTCTTAGGATAGAATAGAAGTCTTCCTTCATCTCCTAAAATATCAAAATCAAAAGTTCCAAGATCTGCGTATGTGTATACTCCACCATATTGGTTAAGCATCGCAGTTGAACTATTATGAATCATAGAAATAATATAAACCTGTCTTTCTTCACCAAATCTAGTATCTTGAATATATGCAATAAATTTCTTATGTCTTGCAGAAGTTAGTGGGAATAAATCTACAGCAGCAAATCTATCAGTTCTTGGTAAATCATTAAACTGAGAACTTACGTCATCAATCGACAAAACTCTATTTCCAATAGATTCAATATAATCTTGAAGTATCTTAGTCTTAAATACAACTTCATTAGATATAACAGTGGTATCATCAACTTTTAGAGTTTTTTCTGTTACCAAGTCATAATCAGGCATAGTATTCAAACTCAACACTGAATCCAACATTGCTATTGATTCAACTGAACCTGTTTGGTTGGTTCCTAAACCAACGCTTTGATTATTTTGAGTAATATCATTTTCAATAACCAAATCACTAAATTTCTTAAATCCAGCAGTATGGTTTAACGAAGAAACTGCTTCATCCCATTTTTCTAACTGAACAGTAGATTTTAATGCATATGAGAAGTACTGATAATAATCATTATCGGATAATCTTTGTAAGTTATTATTTAAGATACCTGTCTCACGTTTCCATCCTTTTGGAACAATAGAAGAAGCACCAATATCATATTGAGCATTATATGATATTCTTTCTTTTACTTTACCTTTAGTTCCTGAAGAATCTCCAGTTATAGTTTCATTTATATTAAACAATCTTGGAGATGATACTTTTAGACTACCTGATAATCCATTCCATGATTGGACAGTTCCAGTTGCTGATTTTGATGTAATTGTCTCACCTTTCTCAAAATCATTGGTTACCACTTCTACCCCAAAGATAGGGAACCATTTCTCTGGTATTATTGTACCCGAAGAATTCTGAACATCAAAATTACCAGGAATATTACCATCAAAAATTGAATCTTGTAAACTGTAAGTAACACTACCAAGTGTTCCACCAATATTAGGATCTGTAGCTGTTATCTTGAATCGTTTGTAATTATAGTTTGATGAATTGTATCCTTTACCTGTAGTTCCAACTCCAACACTAACATTTTCGATTAGAACACTCTCACCAACTGCAAATGGATAATCAGCAGCACTACTAAAACTTGCACCTATGGTAACAGTTACATCTTTAGTTCCTAGATTATAATCCATAGAACTAATGCTAACTCCATTAGAGTTATTGACTGGAATAATAGTAGGAGCATCCTTATTCAAGGAAGTTGTATTTTTAACAATTCCAACATTAGAGTTTCCTAAAGTATATTCTAAAACTACTTCTGTTACTGGTAACTTAGTAATTCCATCCAATACAACCAAATCTGGTGCTGTAGTGTAGAAATTACCAACTGAGGTAATTCCAACCTTACTTAAAGAATAGAAAGAATCTACAGATACGTATTGAGGAAGTAAAGCTTTAGGTTGTAAAGTTTTATCAGCAGAATATTCGTATCCAATATCTTGGATATCTACACTTTCAATACGACCAATAGTAAGACTAATAGGATCTAAAACTGCACCATAACCTTTTGATGTAGTAACACCTAAATTTGCTACTCTATCAATACCAGGAATTCTACTATACCCAAGACCTCCATTTCTAACACCAACCAAAGCTATGGGACCACGAGCAGTTTTAGATGAGGTAAGATACTTAAATTTACCATCTGCTGGAACATAAAGAGTTTTACCTGCTTCTTGAGTTAAATTAAAACTAAATGTAGTGGAACCAATTCCAGAAATTGAACGAACTTGATTTAAAATATTCTTTTCAGTTATTAAAGAAGATGGTGAAATAATATTTGATGTATCTTTTATTATTTCTTTTTTAACATCTGTGTTTAGTGAAAGGTTAGCAGGAACCATACTATAATATAAATTTTCTGGTGTATCATTAGAAATTTGGAAACTTAGATTTGCATCCCCACTGACACCAGGAGTTCCAGTCTTTGTAACATTAAATATTGTAGATTTAGGAGTGTTATTGTAAACATTTTTACACTCTTTATCAAAATAAAGATTGAAATCAAAAGCAGCATAACTTACACCACTTTTAGAAAATGACAATGAAGAATCTGATAAATCAAAATAAACTTTTTGATTTGCTTGAACTCTGATTGGTGGATTGACTGGATTTATAGTTCCAGCAGAAGCACTTGTAATATCTACAACAGAAGCATTAAATTTTACAGCTTCATAGAAATCATTGCAAAGACTTATTTTATTTCTATCAACAACTGATACAAAATAAATCTGATTGTCTTTAAGTCCACCCGATGCCGTACTAGCAGTATGAATAACTTTATCACCATCAGATAATCCATGATTTAGCACGGTTATTGTATTGTCTGATACTGACACATTACCAGAAGTAAAGTTCTTTGGATTAATTACTAATCTTCTATTATAATCATTATATGCAACTGCAATTGTAGTTGTAATACCAATGGTGGCATCAATGACAATATTATCATTAATACTCATTCCATGTGTAGAAGCTGTCGCAACAGTCGCATCAATTTGAGTAACTTCACCTTTAATTACATTTTGATAATTAGTTGTAAAGCTATGATATGTTCCTGTACCAATACCAGTAAGGTATAATGGAAGTTTTGATAAATCATCTATTGCTAGATTTCTAAATTCACCTGTGTTACCTAAACCAACTTTAACAGTGGCAATACCAATTATATCTTTACTTCTCCTAGCAACAAATAATTTATCATTATTAGACAAATTAAAACTTGCTGCACCAGCATAGGTTTGAACACCAATAACTGCTCCACTATTTGAATTGTATATAATTTCATCACCTGTTTCCAACCCATGATCAGGAAGGTAAATTGATGCTAAAGAAAGAGTAACTTGAGTTGAACCAGTTCCTGCATTTGCTATTGTTATAGTATGTCCAATACCAGCAGTTCCTATTCCTAAAGATTCTACTGGATTAAAGTATATCTCTTTGTTTAACTTATAATCAAATTGAGAAGATTGTGTTGATTGGTAGAAAATGAAGTTTCTAGGATCTTGATTCAATCTAGCAAAAGCTGGGTGTGCAGGACTTGCAGTTGCCGACTCACCCCTAAGAATTCTAATTCTACTTTGATCAGTATCTACATTTAAGACCCTAACCTTCTCTGTTCCAATACCAAGAATATCATTCTCTTTTATAAATGGGAAATCTAATTGACCACTTGCAATATCAACATAGGTTGTAATTCCAGTAGCAGTTACATCACCAATAGCATTACCTAGTATAAACCTACTAGTCTGGACTCCTATTTGATAAGAAGCACCACTAACAAAGGCATTCGTACTTAATCCACTAACAGTACCAAAATCTTTATTCTTAATATTATGTGGGCTTGTTGAATACCCTATGATCGCACCTATTTCTCTAAAAGGAGCAAACTCAATATTACTTACAATCGTACTAGCAACATTAATAGAATGTATTTTCTTTCCAGAAACAGCATCAACCCTTGCAACAGCTCCAGAACCACCTGACCCCTCATTATCAAATACAACACTATCATCTACAGCATAATCAAATCCTCCTGTAACAATTCCTACTTGTGTTAATTTTCCTTCGGAAATTGATTTAACTACAGTTTTCTGCTTATGATCTTTTGATGGATCTATTAGATAGTTGTAATTTGTATTTCCATCAAGAAGTCCATATGGTGTCGTATTTCTATACCAGTCACCATTATTGATATCAACATCCTTTTGATTTGAATACCTATCAAAGTTAAAAGCAATAGGATCAGACTTAAATGAGTTTCCTACAAAGTATGGGAACTGAGGTCTTCTATAGTTTTTGAATGGTGCTTGAGAATCGATAGATTCGGAATCTATAGTAGCAAAATATGCATATGTTCCATTTGGATAATCTGGAGTTATACCATATCTTCCATTATGTTCATCTAGATCACCATTTTCAGAATATACATAATCTTCAACAAAAGATCCACTTGGGAATACTAATTCACCAGACTCACCTAGTGGATTTGGTCTATCGGATACAACACCTATAGTGTATCCAGACTTCATAATTTTAATTGCACCACCAGTAGGAAGAGTGTATGCATAAGGACCATATATGGGGTTTCCATCATATGCCCAACCTAAAAGTGGTGAGTGGTAGATAGAAGTTTCTTCTACATCATCTTCAAGAGATAAGTCTACAAAGTTAGCTGGGTTCCCATCAATAACTTGTGTTGAGTAAACTGATCTTCTTAGTTTACGAGGAGAGTACAAATGAGTAAATTCAATCTCAAAATCAGAGTTAATACCTTCTGTCAAAACTCCATCATCTTCAGATACTTTATTGGTGTTAACTAATCTTTCAAATGTATTAACAGTCCATTGTTTTGATCTTGATTCAAACTGAGCTTCTGATCCAGACGCAGTTACGATAACAGTAGTATCTTTTTTATCATACCCCAATCCACCACTAATAACCTTTATAGATTCAATAACACCAGCATTCAATACAGGTATTAAAATACACCCTTTACCAGATCCTTTAATTTCTAAAGTTGGTGGACTATTATATTCTGCTCCAGAACTTAGAACCAAAACTTCAACAATTTTACCATTTGCAATAACTGGTTTTAATTGTGCAGAAGCTCCTGTTTTTAAAGCAAAAGTTGGTTGACGATTATAATTTAATATCTCTGAGGATCCATATCCCAATCCACCATTTTCTATGAATACAGATTCTACAGATCCTCTGAATATTGGTTGTACAATAGCATCAAACTTTTGACCAGTTAGAGTGGAAACTCCTATAGTTCCTTCTACAGTTACTTTAATTGGAGGATAATTAAACTCATGAGTACCAGAACCAACAGATTGTAAATTAACATACTTCTTATTATCATAATAGAAATTGGATGCAGTAGATCCAATTCCAACTTCCGACAGTCTAAATGAGTTATCACTAACCTTTGATACAATATAATTTGTATTTGTTAGACCTTCTATAGAAGTTCCTTTAGCAGTATATAAAATTGTTTCTCCATCACCATATCCATGATCATTAATAGTAACTATATTGTTAGCTGTATTAATACCACTTATATTTGTTGTGGTTCTTTGATTAGTATATCCCGATCCAGAACTACCAATACTGATCGACTTAAGAACTTTCTTAAATTTGCTAGATCTGAAGTTATGAACACCTGTTCCATAAGATGTTAGGTCAACACTAGATATGCCCGCCACAGCAGCAGGAAGGGTGTTATGTAGTGATATGGTAAATGCATCCTTGATAGAAACATGGTATGCTGCAGACGTTGTGAGACCCCCTACAGCGGTCTGTCCATTTGGTCTGTATATAACACTCTCACCATCTCTAAATTTGTGGAATGTCGAAAATGCAACTGTATTATTAGATAGGTTTACTAATCCAGCATTTTGTATTGCATTAAATTCTACAGAGTGTTCTACAGAAGATAAATTGGATTTTGCCTTTGCTCCTTTACCATTACCACCAGTGATAGTGATAATAGGATCATCCATATAGTCAAATCCACCATCTATTATTTCAATTCTATTCAAATCACCTTTAACAGCACAGAATGCAGAACATCCTGATCCTACAGAATCAGTTACAGTTAAAACAGGAGGATTGATGACATCATAATCATTTCCACCACTAACAACTGCAATTTCTTCAAGAGGACCATAAAATACAGAATCATTTGACTTATAGTTTGATATTTCAACACCATTAATTAAAATTCCTGTTTGACCAGGTTTTGTTTCAGACTTAACCGATGATGTAATAGGATTTTTTATTTTTCTAATAAGTTGCTGAGCTTTCAGTCTTTGATCTGAAAACTTTGTCAATTCAAACCTATTATTAGTTACAGTTCCTGTTACTGTGATAAATTTACCATTGTAGATATTGGATTTACTTTTCGCAATCTTAATCGTATCAACATCAACCTTCTTAGCAAAATATACACCATCAACGATGTTTAATTTATTTGTGCCTTCACCAGCTACGTATGTTAATGAATCTCCAGTATAAAAACCATGATTAGCAATAGATAGATTTTCCCCATTAAAGGTTCCTGTAACTATTACAGATCTATCACTAACATCTAATGATTCATTAAGATATGATGGAATAGAAGGTGAACTAAGATATAATGAACCTTCTTTAGTATAAACATTTTCAACGTTAGTAGTTTGAATGCTTAATTCAGGATAATCTTGAACATTAGCTTTAGATAATATCTTTTCAATTGTAAAGTGTCTTGTTATGTCTAGAAGACCTTGATCGTTAATAGTAAAGTGATAATCATTTACAATAGAAGTTATATTACAAACTAAGTTGACACCATCAGTAGTTTTGATATTAGCTTTATCACCTATTGTAAAATTATGCTTATCGTAGGTGATAACTCCATATGTGGAGTTGGAAGCATCCAACAACTCTAAAGATTTTATATTATAGTTTGTTGCAATATTAAAGAACCAATTATTTGCACCTTCATTCGTAATTCCTATACCCAAGCCTTGTGGTTCAATAACATCACCAACTTCAGTCGAAAATTGTAGTGAATGTGTATTTAATTTTGAAGTAACACCAGTTACTCGAACTTTACATAGATTTGATGTTCCTACACCAACATATCCGTATGCAAACTCATCAACTCTCAAATCTTGCTGAGAATCTATATTTTTAGTAACTCCAGAGCATCCATAGAACTGAGTGAGTGATTTTGATGTATAAGTTATCTTTGTACTGATTCCATCAGAGTGTTTTGTGACTAATGTTCCTGAAGTGTTAAATCCTATTGTTGAATCAACATCAAGGACGGTAGAACCGATAGAAACAGGTGTAATTACCTTTGTAGTTGGATGAATTGAGAATTCACCAAATATAGATCCCCTTACTTCAATATCTTTGTCATAATCATAGTCCAAGCTAATGATATAGTAATCTTTATCATTACGTCGAATCCTTTGAACATTAGTTATAGATCCCCTTGCACCTTTGATTCCATTTTGGTTAAAATCTTGAAAAAGTGTCCTATTTTCAAGATCTTGTGGATTTCCTTCAAGTGCCTCAACAACTAGATCTTTACAAATTCGATATTGAGCATCTGAAGGCGCAAAAAGATAATCTCTTGGTTTTATTACTTCTACATCAACACCATACAATGCACGGAACAAAATTTCAAAAGATTTATCAGTTCCTTTTGATGTATAGAAGTCTTTTGACTGTTTTATGAAAATTCTTTGATCTACACTTGAATCTAACTGTCTTTCTTCAAATCCTGGTGTAATTTGACCCTTTACATTCGTAAAAAACTCTTTTAAGAATAAAATACTTAAATTATCAACTGTCGCATTTTGAGAATGAGTAGATATTTGTGATTCATTGAAAACTAACTCATCAGGATTGTTGGGACTCCTAAAAGAGGTAATTCCACTAAATCCCCTAGAGCATCCAGTAAAGGTATTGGTTGTTATTCCACTATATGTTATAATTTCAGAATCAATCTTAATCAAGCCATAAGATTCTGGAAATCCACTCGTCGAATCAACAGAAATAGTACTATCAACAAAACTAACATCCGAAGTCAATGTAGTAGAGTCTACAAGATTTGTTAATTCATCAATTTTGACATATTTGTCAATATTCTTAAAAAGATCTAAAGTCAATCCCTGACTTTCCATAGATCTATAATATTCAGTCAAAAATTCCCCAACAAGTGGGTAATCTTCTCTTACATAATCAGGCAGTTGATTGGATACAACTGAACTAATCTTAACTCTAGTATCTGCCATTTATATTGGTTAGTACGAGGGAGTGGATGTTGTAGAATCTCCTAAAACACTATATGTGGGTAAAGATGTAACATCGATACCATCACCAGGAGCAATTCTTGCTATGTTACCATTCATATAGCTAGGTGTAGATTTATATAAGGTTCCTGAAGGATTAGATCCTGAAGAAATATCATCCGTTAACATATTTAACGTACTACTATTAATATCTAGTTGCAAATAAAGATCCTGTAATCCAATAACATCATTTGAACGAGGACAAACCGATAATTCAATAATTGGTTGCCCCTGAAGTGTTTTAGAGGTGCTTATAAGGTTAATTGCATCTATCATGATCTCACCTTTCTGATAATCAACAGTTCCAATGTTTCTTCTAATAATAGAAGGTTGGGTTTGAGAATCAAGCTTGAATAAGAATAGAGATCCTTTCTTCATATCAGCATTTGGAGAATCACTGATATAGACAGTATCATTTACTCCAAAAATTTTAAATCCAGATGACTTAATGTTATAAGAATTTGCATTTTTGATGTAAAATGGGTTTCCGAAGCAAACTTCATACTCAGCAACCTGATTTAACCGTGCTTTAAGGTCTCTTCTCATTGCAACAGTCGTAATATTGGAAGTAACAGACTGATGACTGTTATCAATCAAGGTTTGGAACTTACTGTACTTGAATTTTGCACCATATTTGTTCATTTCACTTGATTGTGCATAATCAGTGATGTTATTTGAGATAAGTGTCTTCACAAAATCAGCACTTGGTGCTAAATTTGCATTATAATATGCAGTTATGTCAGTCTCAACGTAGAGATACTTGAGATCGAGAATTTCGGGTACAATTCCTGCTACAGAATAGCTTCTTAACTTGTCTTTTAGGTTATCTTTGATTGAGTTAGGTACAAATGGACCATAAAATGGTTTAATTGTAATAAAAACCTTCCCATATTGTGGTGGTTCTAATTCTTCACCACCAAAAACCGATACAGATTGAGTTTCTGGGTAAATTTTAGGTATAAGTGCTTCATAATCTGCTGCAGTCACTGCTCTATTCTGTGTAGAGTAGATTCTAGGAGCATAACTCTTGATAGAATCAATAGATTCTATTTCTTTACCTCCTTCAGAAGCTTGTGTCGTACTAAGAAGTGAAATTCCGTTACTTACAAGGTTATTATTGTTATCTACAACACGACCATTGAACAAAAATGAAGAAATTCCGTTTCCAGATTCACCATTTGTCTTAATATATGAAGTTTCAACGTAATTTAACGATTTTAACTTTTCACCAAAAATTCCATCACCGAAAATTAACTCATATCGTTCATCTTCAATCTCTTGAATAAAGAATACACGAGAAGATGCAGTAACTTCAAATAAACTATCAGAAAGAAGGTACTTTTTAGATGATGTACTTGCTTGTGTATCTCTAACTTCTACTCTCAAAGTCGATGTATCAATATGATCGTTATCTAAGATGTATCTTTTAGGTGGAGAGGGGTTATCTGCTTCCACTGTAAAGTTTGCAGTCAGATATGTACCTTCAAAGATCTGAATATCAGTAAAATTAGCAAATCCGTTGTTATCTACAGGTACTGTGATGTCTGAAGGAATGGCAAATGCATAACTTTCTGAACCAAATGTAGATGCAGCAGTACAAACAACACCTTTTTTAAGTGTTAGTGTAATTGGTTTTGTGGAAAACCCTGTTGTATCCACATAAAAGGAGACAAGTGCATGTGCAGCAGTCCTAGAACGAGGAACATAACCAATATTACGTGCAAGTGCAACAACATTCTCTCTTAATGTTGCACTATCAATGAAAACCTCATTACTAACCATGTTAGCATTGTATGAGGAGATATATGTATTGTATGCAAGAACGTCAATTATGGTTGAAAGGTTAGAACCTTCAAAGTCATAGTCCGTAAAATTGCTATTTGATCGTAAATAGTCTTTTATGGAGACTTTTATTTGATCAAAATCTAGATTTGTAAAATTTACTAGTGCCATTAGCGTGTTGGCTGTAGTGCGAATTCTAATTGTTGAGGTAAAACGTCTATTCCTACGATGTCATACGTAATCTTTACGTCAAATGCATTGTTATCGTAGTCAGGAATACACTCTACCTTCTTCAATTCCACTCTTGGTTCATAATTAGTGATGGTTGTTATAATCTCTTCCTTAATTGCGGCTGCTGTTTGATCATCTAAGTTCTCAAAAAGAGATTCTTTGACTCTTGAACCCAAATCGGGATCAAAAAATCGTTCACCAGGAGTCGTAAACACCAAGTTCCTCAAAGAACGTGCAATAGCAGTCTCATTCTTAATGGTTATAAGGTCCAAATTAATTGGATTCACCTCAAGTGACATACTTAAGTCCTTAAAACCCTTGCTGATCCGTGGAGATGGCATTAAAAAAGGAAATCTTAACTTATTTAGTGACTATTTAGCATGAAAAAAGCACCTCGTTAAAGGTGCTATAGAGAGAGTTTTTGGTGAGAGAGGCCGTGACCTAGATTATCCGAGTCTTTTCATGCCCTACGCGTATCCGAGGGTCACACCAGATCTCATATCCTTTCTCCTTGGCATCTAAGCAGAATGATACATCTTCTCCACACATATCTTGTACTTTACCAGATTCAAAGACTTGCATCTTAGGAGCAAACCAAGGATACTCAAGGTTCTCAAAGACACCATTCTTAATCAATACCCAACCAAAACCAGTATAGTCTACAGTAAAAGGTTTCTTCCTTCTATCCATAGTCTCAATGGTTTCGTGATTCATTACACCACCATTAGTTCTGAAGTCATCTTCTTCTAACCAGTGTGCAACTGAGGTAGTCTTACCATCTTCAGTACAATACCAACCAGCAGTGATCTCCTTTTCATTGCCATCCTTATCAATCGCAAGATCACATAACTGCCAAAACTTCTGTGCATCAAATACTATGTCAGAGTCAATCCACAATTGATAGTCATATGCAAGCTTTCCATCCCAAGGTATTTGATTAGGTCCACGTAAGACATTTGCACCTAATACCTTACATCGTGCAAAGTTAACCATAGAGGAGTAGTCTTGACTTATCTGAATTGACATACCGTTCTGAACCATGTCAAAACAAAGTTGTACAAAGTTCTTCAGAAATATGTAAGAACATCCACGACCAGGTAAACAAAATACTATTGCCTTACCTTTCATTCTTTCTTTTATAGCATCTATGTCCCAACTAGGAGTATTTGCCTTGGGTGCAGCTGCTTTAACAGTAAATCCTTTTGCCATAAATTTTAAATTCCTTCAACTCAATTATATCAGTTTATTATATATTTGTCAATAAGAATCACTTCCTGGTGGTTCTGTAGTGGAAACCCTATTCGGTCCTCCTACTCCTACCTGTGGTGCAGCAATACTATATGATAAGTCTTTATTTGTATAGTCTGTCTTTAGCAAGCCTACCATTACATTGAGTAGTTGCCATTTCTCATCGAAATCTTCTTGACGTAGATTATAATATAACACTCTATCTCCTGCGTATATGTGATATGTTATCTCATTCTCTTTGTCGTTCATAATCTTACGAAGTTAACACATTATATATTGCTACTATAATAATACCTGTTAATAAGAAAAAAGGGAATCTGAATACCGCAAAAAATCTTCTAGGATATTGTATCAACCATCCTGCAAAGACTACTTTCCAAAAATTCCAGTAGGGGGTTTTTTTGCTCATAAAAAAGTAAAAGGGTCAAAAAAATTTTCGGAGATTTTTATATATACACCTCGAATTGTCACCTCTGTAGGTTAGGGACTTATACGTTTTTAATATAATATATAACAACCGCATAAACACTGTCTGTTAACGAACGAATAAAAATAGAGGCACTGTTTAATACTTAGTGCCTCTACGAGTTCTTATTACTTATAGGTATGTATCTGCACCCTCTACAATATCATCGAGGACTGATAGGATTTCAACTCCATTGTTTGCACTTTCTAAAAGAAACTCTGCAAAGCTTTGTGATACAAACTGTGTGCTTGAGTTTGACATAATTAGGGGGAATAATAAGGGGTTTGGTTAACACTGTCAGTTTATAGACTTCACAAGGTCTACTGACAAGAATTACCTGTCAATTTCACTGTCTTCGATATAACTTTCCACGCACTCATCTGGTTCTAATTGTAATACTTTTCTCCAGTCAATATTACGTGCTTCAAAGTCATTTAGTACGTCTAGAGTTAGTGTTACTCTGACTCTTTTTCTTTGTGCCTGAGTGTAAATTACTGACATTAAACTGAGGAGGGAGTTTGTGTTAGTTAAGTTCATTATAGTACACCTTCCAGTATATGTCAAGTGGTACGAATGTATTTATAAAATGTTGGTGTGGAAAACGTAATATCTCCGTGGGGATGATATCGGAGGTCTTGACATTTCGGGGAGTTTCTGTTAGACTGCTCCCTAACATCACTACTCTCTGACACATTTAACACAACACATTATACACTGTAAGACTGTTAATTACTACAAGGATTACAGAGGGATGGATAACACTTTTCCACAGGTGTTTTCCACAGTTTATAACATGTTTTCCCCATACTTGTGGAAAAGGTATAAACAACCAACCCCTATTTATAATACCATTTAAAACATCTATTAAGGGTAATTTACTCATAATTTACCTCTTTTCACTACATTTTGCCTCTCATAGTTATCATTAACCACCTGTGTAATCCTCAGAATAACTTCATTCTTTTCCACAGGATTTCCATACTTCAGGTTATCAATTAAACCATTAATATCAGTACGAATTGTTGACATTAATTGTGAGTAATTCATATCCATATTATACATCCTCCACACCATTTATGTCAACCCTTACTAATAGCTTGTGATTAGCAATATCAAACCATATGTTATCATCTATCTCTGATAATAGTTCATCTTCAGATAGATTTTGGAGTTCAGTTAATAGGTCTAAGTACAACATAATTAGTAATCAATGTTAGAGAGTAAGTAAGAATTAAGGTCAAAATCTTTGTTATGATTGTTATACGGATTGATAGTATTTTGTTCTTCTAAAATGTCGCAAACCTCTGCCTGTGAGGTATTCAGATAATCTTGTAATTTGTCTGAGGAGTTCATAATTAGTGATGAGGATTGTAGATAGAAAATACTATTAAAGAACTTACGATTGTTACGATTAATAGTATAGTAAGTAGATGCAGCATTAGTATAACTTTACCTCCGCTTTTACATCTATTTGTGATAACTTTGCGATTGCATTGAGTGCCTCTTGATATGTACTGAATGACATATATTTGCACCGAAGAGTATCAGGAAACCAGTACCGAATCGTTGTGTTCAAAATGTTATCCTCCGAAGGTGAATTGTGGACTTTGAAGTAATATATCTCTGACTCTTTCTCT